CCTGCTCACGTTGCAGGACCGTTTCAGCTTGCTTGGTCGCCTTTTGGTCAGCGAGCCATTCCAGCTTATCCTCAATGTAACGGTCATCGAGGTGCCCGAGTGGATATTTGTCAGTGTCGGTGGGATCCGGCGCTGCATTTCCAGTGTCAGGATTAACACTGGATTTTCCGCCTTGCAAGAGCTTTTCTAAATTTTCCAATCGTGCAGCCAAATCCGGAGCCGGTGTCGCCTGTGCCTGCCGCAATTGTCGCGCCAATTCAGCCTTTTCCCGCTTCAAGCGATTTATCTGACTTTCCTTGGGATCCTTCGGGGTTTTGGGCTCTTTTTCGCCTTCCTCGCCTTCGTCTTTGTCCCCTTCGTCAAGGTTTTCTTCGACGGGTTTTTCTTCCGGCTTTTCCTCAATGGCGGGCGTTTCCTGGGGTTTGTCGCCGCCAAGATTGCTTTCACCCACTTCGACTTCGCCGGACGTTTCAAACGCGGCAAATTCGGCATCCTGTGGATGATCCGGTGCCCGCAGATAGCGCCCTACAGCCCGTTCCGCTGTCGTCATGATCAGCCTTGTTCTAGTCGTCATTGTCATTTTCTTGTTCTCCATTTTTCCGGGATTGAAATTCCATATCGCGCAAGTCGAAATCCCGATCTTCGTGCGCTAGGCTATTGTGTTGATCGAGTGTTTTCATCACCTGATCAAACTCAACATTGTCGGCATTTGTCAGCCGTTCGTCGTTCTTTCCTTCGACGTCCGATTTGCGGCTCTGCGCATCGAGCACGGCCTTATACGCCTGTGCCAATGCCAGATTTGCGCGGGCTTCGTTATTCTTGGCCTTCGCACTCAAATCGGCAATCGTTGCCTGTGCTTGGGCCTGCGCAAGCTCTTGCTGCATCTGCTGCATTTGCTGGTTAGCTGCCTGCATCTGCTGCATTTCCGGCGTCATTTCATCTTCCGGAACCATGCCCGGAGGCAGTTGCATCTTGAAGCGCCGTGCAAATTCGCCGGACTTCGGCCAATCCTGTGCTTCTGCGATAAGATCCATGACACTCGCGGCCGTCTGCGGTGCAGCGTTGACAAAGGCCATCATCTGCTCGTTCGCAAGCGCACGCTTGGTTTCGGTAGCCGGGCCAACGGAGACAGTCACCCCATATTTGCCCATCGTCACATCGGAATTCGGATCGCTCGGATCGTTGATTTTTTGCAGGAGCATCTTGTCATCGCGCCCAATAATCGTGACGATCCGCTGTGTGTCATAGATATACGGGATAAGCTCGTTGATATTTTCCGCGCAGCGCGTGTCCGCGATTTTTGACCTATCGGTATAGATGAATGTTCCCACGTCGGAAACCATCTGCCGCTGCTGGATCGCAACCTTCGAAACTTCGTTCGACGGCATACCCAAGGCCGCTTCATGGATATTCGAGATATCCTTGAGATCCTGGGTCGCCATACCTGCTTCGTTCACGAGCGCCGCGTCAATCCCCGGTGGCGGGATATGGACAGGCGGATTTTCCCCATCGTTGTAATAAAGGAAAGGATCGTCGCTAGACGGTGCCCGCCGCCATTTTGGCTCGTGCCCCTTGATCGCGTCCGGCGTCGTCAGCCATTTGTTGCGGGGAGCCGCGACAAGCTGTTCCGCGACGGTCGAGCGCCAATAGTTGTGCAGACGTTGCGGATCCTTGAGGAACCGGATCAGGCCCCAACGGTGGATCTTTTCGCCGTCATTCAGTTCCCATCCTGGGACACGATAAACCGGCAGAGACGAAATCGGGTAATCATATGGCCCTTCGAGAATGGCATTGCCGGAACAAATGTATAGCCGGGCAAATCGTTTGGGCACCTCACGGGTATAGAGAGATCCATCAGCGCGCGTTTCCACGAAAGGCGCATACTCGTATTCCTCCATGTCGGTGACGTCATGCACCGTGCCATCCTGATAGAGTGCAAGCACCTTCGTGCCCTCTGTCACCATGCGCCAATAGGACACAATTCGAACGGTATCTTGCGAGATCCAGAAGCCGCTTTGGTTCCAGCGCTTTTCACCAAGGAACGAAATTTCTGCGGCCCAAGGCCAGCGTTTCTTGAATTCTTGCTGCGGGATATCGTCGCCCACAAAGGCCCATTGGCAATCCCGGCCGGACGGCTCGATACCGAGCGGATCAAACACGGCTGAATAAGGATCCGTGATCGCCGCCAGCTTGATTTCTTGCTCAAAAACGTCATCGCTCGTGTAGTCTATCGAGAGCGTATAGGCGCCTTCGCCGCCCACAACCTGATACTTGCTGGCTTCATCACGGGCGAAATCAGCGTGCGAATTCTTGAAGATCGATCGAATGAGCCCTTCGCGGATCTCTGCGATTTCCTTGGTGCCTGCCTTGTCCGGATAGACGCGAATTTCCGTCTCGTTCATGAGGCGGTTGCCGAGAATTTGGGCAACGAACGCAATCAGGCGGTTGAATGTCAGGACCGGCTTGCGGAGATCCTTGCGGCGCTGTTCAACGACGGGATCCCACTGGTTGCCTACGGCAAATTTTGCGTCATCCTTGCCCGCCAGGATATTATGCTCATTGAAGCCGTAGCCCCATTCATATTTGGCGCGCATGTCATCGAGAAAAGCATCTTCGCTGTCGAAGCCTGCCAATGTTCTCTTACGATTACGCGGAATTTCGCGGTCCTCGCTCGCAATATTGTCCCGGATACCCGCCATGCCCCAAAACTCCTGTAATCAGCCCATCCAGCCCGTGCTGCCGCTGTAGCTCCAATCGTCCTCAATCGGAGGACCGCCATTGTGTCCTATCATTTCTCCCATCGCTTCGCCAGAGGCGAAATTTTTGGGCTTTTCGGGCTTTTTCCAGCTATCAAACCATTCACGGGTTGCAAAAGTCAGCACGCAAGCATCTGAAAGATCAGAGGAACGCAGTCCACGCGCCTTCATTTCGGTTTTGCTCTCAAGCAGCCAATCATTATTTGCCCGGAATTTTTCCTTGGGGCCGCTGATATCCGATGCAAGATCGTCATCGTCGGGAATTGATCCGCCTTCGATAATCCACTGCTTGAAATCCCCATACATTTCCGCGCGCTTGTTCCACGGACCTGCCCTTTTCGGCGTGGCCTGCTTGAACCGCGACGTGCCGCCGAAATCGACGCCTTTCACGATTTGCGCATATTTTGGGTTCAGGTTGCGCAGCGCGGAAACAATATTCTGGCCCATCGATCCGCGATCAACGCACATGCGGTTGGGCTCATACTCGTCAATAATCCGGGAAAGCCATGCTACCGCTTCGTCATGCTCAAGTTTGTTGCGGTGGATGACTTTTGTGATCTTGTCGCCGCGCCGGAACGCGACTGCAAAACGGTCGCCGCCACTACCGGCCGGATCCACGCCGATGATCAAGGGCGCGTCGGGATCGTCCATCACACGCTTGCGAGCACGCAGCACCAAGGCAGGCTTGATAAACACGCCTTCGATATCAGCCGACGCAAAGGCTTCCGTGACGTCGATAGGATATTCCTGGCGAAACTTGCCCATCGAACCAAGCTCGTGGATCTTCGACCGACGCCAAAGCATCTGTCCGTTGCTCAAGCCGTGAAGCTCCTGATATTCGGCTTCCGATAGCTCGCCTTCTTCCTCTGCTTCCTGCAACGGGGTAAAATCACCGTGTTCATAATATTCCGGCGAAGCGGTCCACGGCACAAAGACGGCTCGATAGCGCCCGACGCCTTTCAACGCGTCCATATATCGCTTGTAGAATTCCCCGTTCGGTCCTGCCGATGTTGTTTCCAGCCAGATTTCAGACGGGGCTTTCACCCATCCGACGATCTCGCCTATACCCTTCTCGAATGGCAGCGGCCGGGCAGGCTCGCGCCAAAGCACGCCCCAAACGCCGCGCACTTCGTCCACGCCCTGCACCGATGCCGCGAAATGATCTGGCGCGTTCGTCCACCATGCAGCCTCCGAGCCGTGGAAGTAGGTGACAGCGCCGCCGCGCCCGCCTGCCTTCTGCCCGGCCGTCGCAACCTGATAGGAGGATCCCCGCTTGACGAATTCCAGTTCCTTGGCGTTGTCGGTGCCGACCTGTGGCGGGAAAGGATGCTTCTGCTGCATGAGATCGGTCATTTCGAACAGCACGTTCGATGATGCCATTTCGTGCGAGAGAATATAGATCTTCTGTCGATCCCAGAGTGTCGCCCGCCAATAGCCCCGAGCCGCAACATAGGTCGAAAAGCCCTGCCGCCTTCCCTTGAGCCCGGCGATACGCACCCATTGCTGTTCCTCAAGCTGGCTTTCGGCCGCGTTGTGCAAGATCATCTGCGCGGCATTGAGCACCAAGGGTTCAAGGTCGCCTGATTTTGTCCGGATCCGGATGCAGTCGCGCGCGAAGCGCTTGAAGTCCGATTTCCACCGGGCAACGTAGAGCGATAGCCAACGCGTCCGCACTTCATCGACGGAAATCTGATATTCATTGGCTATCGCTTGCAGATCCATTATTTCAACAAATTCGTCAGTGTTGAAGGAAGCTGCGGCAGGGCCGGGCGCGGTGCGCTCATATCTTTTTTCAGTTGCTCCGGCGCGGGCGGGATCAAACCGCCGTAGGTTTTCAGCACCCAAATGACAAATTCGATATTGTCATTGAAGCACTGGCCGAGATCGACGGCCGCTTGAGCCACTTCGTCCTGATCATGGGGGTTTGCGAGCACCAAGTTGCGATAGCGCTGCTCAAGGGCAAGCCCGAGCCGTTTTGAGGCTTCCTTGCGGGCACGGTTGATGCTCATAGATCAAACTCCAAATTATCGGCCGGCCGTTCGAATTCCGATACGTCGCCTCCGAGTAGTTTTGCTGCGCAAACGAGATCTTCGAGCAATCCGGATCCCACCCAGGGGTATCGTTTGTCCAAAGACAGTTGCCGACGCCAATAGACAAGGCGCTTTTCGATGCCGGCGGCATCCCCGTATTTTGTTCCTTCTGTCATGACTAAGTTCTCCGTTTAGTCTGTCAAATCGCCCATTTTCGAAATCGATTTCCGCCGTTTCGACGGTTAATATTTTGTGTCCTATAATCCGCCCAAATACAATTAAAGGGATCATATCCTTGATTATTATCAATACGCTCTAAAGTGAAACCTTCCGGTCTTTCGCCCATGTCAGCATAGAAAGCATCATAATTATCCTGCCAACGTTCGCATACCGTAATTCCCCTGCCTCCATAATCCGGAAATTTCTTGCACTTTGGATTATAGCACCGTCGTCTCATATCTCTCCAAGCAAGATACGTTTTCCGTGTCTTTCCACTACATGTTTTCCATCGCAGTGCCATTGTTAGAGGTCGTAGGTTTCTGTGTATTCGCCTTCGATGGCGTTCATGTGCTCAAGCCGCGAAATGGCGTCGTCAATTGTCAACGTGCCCGAGACGTCCACTTGCTGCGAGCGCGAAATCATCTTGGGGAATAGCTTCGTGTAGAAATCGGTTGGATTGCTGTCAGCCCATGCTGCCATGCGCGGCAAGCCTCCGATTTGCTCAAAGCAGGACATGACAAGAGCCCCGGCGAACCGGCCGACGTGCTGATAGGCTTCCGCCGAGATCATCGGCAGGCGTGCGAGATCCCGCGTCGGTTGAGTAATGTCGGTGCGGGTTTCGTCGGTCATGATGCGTTTTCACGTATCATAGAAATACCTTCTGTCGCCAGCCCAATTTGCGCATGATAATGAAATTTGCCGCCTTGGAAAAAACGTGTAGCCGATGCGCTGCCATCTTCGTCTCGCCCAAGAAAAATAATGACGTGTTCCGCGCCGCTTTCCTTGGCCCATGCCTTTGCTGCTTCGAACACGTCATTGATAGACGTTTTGGAAGGATTTTCTACCTTCTCCAATCTCTTTAATGCGAGACTGGAAACATTGGCATCCTTGGGGTTTTGTGGGCACCCAGGCTTGTGGAGCACGGCGTTCAATTCGTATGAATATTCACCGGAACAAAATCGACATTTATCCATTGGACTTTTCCAGTGCGGTTGCAATGCGGTCGAGATCAGCCGCAGCTTGTTCGAACGTGCGCGCGATTTCAGTGACAAAGCCAAGTAGGGCGAGTGCGGCTGCATCCTTGCTTTCCTGCTTTGCAGACTCAAAAATTGCGCCCGCCAGTTTATCCCATTTATCCATTTCTCAATGCTCCATGAAAGCGACATTTTTGGTTGTGCTCCAACACGCGCCGCATGTCGCACAGCACTGTGTCTTGCCTGATTGCTCGGGACAGATGAATGCCCCGTCGTGCTTGCTCGTTTCATCCTTGATCGAAAGCGTGCTCATGGTGGGCAGACCGCCGTTGGAATACCGGATCATGCACCTCTCCTGAAAATCAAAATTCGTTCTTGCGACCCATGCGCCAATGATAGTTTCCATTGTTCGCGCCGTGTAACCAAAAATTGCAAGATTTTCGTGAGTAAGCAGCATTCGTCGCCAAAATATAACATATCCCGCTGAATAGAAATCTCCGAGAGCATGCAGCCGGATCAGGACGCCTTTTTTATGGGTTTTACATAGTCGCGCAATTTCGGTTTCGAGCCTTGGCAGGAATTCGGGATCGGTATGGTCAATTCGCTTGGCAAAGGGCATGTTATTGCCATAGCAAGTTTGCCAGTGCTGGCATGAAGCAGGACACGTTTTTCGTTCTTCAAGTGACAGTGTATAAATCCAATACCCACGGAATTTTCCTTTCCGGACGTCGCGGCCAATCTTGACATTGGAGTGGCCGCTGACAAGCAGATTGCGCATGGCTGAAACCGGTTTCACGGATTTGGAATAGCGCGTGCGCCCTTCCCTGATATAGTCCGTCTCCATTCCTGGCAGGTGCGGCTGGCGGTTGGGGTGCTTCCTTGCGCCGGGGATCTTCACGAAGCGTGATAGCGTTGCGTCGTCGCCCTTGGAGGCATAAGCCTTGCGCACTCCCCCGAGTATTTCCCCGCTCACGGCTTGATACTTTCCCAGAATGCCTTTCCGGCTTCGGTTGCGTGCAGGTTGTT